GTAAATGGTCTCACCTCTCTGATTGATAGCATACACCCATACTTCGGCTTTACCCTATACTATGTGGAGTAGGCAGGAAAGGGTGACGGCATTTGTTCCGGTCATCATCGCATTATAGAGGCGCAAAAAAACGGGATACGAAGTATGATCCATACCTTCGCATCCCGCGCTTATTCTCGATCGGATTCGATTGGAAGAAACTTTGCCATTTCCGGCGGAATGCCATTGCGTGCGCAGTACATTTCCCGCGTCTCGCCAGCCATGCATTCTTGGTCCGCCAGCAGAAGCTGCAGCGCAAATTGATTGGCTTGCCGTTCGAATTTGCCAACTTGAAACAATGTATGCCGCTCGATAAAAAAGTGGCCGACTCCCTTATGGAGCCGGTCATGAGCGAGCTCGTGCGCGCACACAAAGCGCTGCCATTCAAACGGTAGATCTGAATTAATGACAATATAGCGGCGGCGAAGCTTGCGGAAATAGAAGCCGCGCGTCGAGTTGCCAAGCTGCGTCAGCTGAACTTGAATGTTAACGTACTGTGCAAGCTGAAAAGGGCAGTTCGTCTTATATTTTCGAATTAACGATCGTACAATCTTCTCTACATCCATGAGATGCACCTCGCGGATAAGTTAGTCGGTATGTTGCGTTCGATTCAGCTTGCGCTTATTTCTCTTCTTCGCATCCCAGAACAAGGCCTCCAGCACCTGAATGACCCGCTCGCGGTCATCCTCTTCGATCGGAACGCCATCGAACATAATCTCCGCATCTTCTTCAAGCAATTTCCGGAAATCGCGCTTATCCTTCCACGTGGCCCACTCCGGTATGGATTCATGCGGACTGACGGTCAACGGCATCGGATTATCGATGCGTCCGAGCAGATAGTCGCTTGACGTGTGCAGCAGATCGGCGATCCGCCCGATGATGTCGCTCGGTGGCGTCGTGCGCCCCGCCTCATAATTGGCTACGTTGGCCCGCTTCATGCCAAGCTCGTGCGCAACATCGTCTTGAGATAAGCCTTGCTTGAGCCTCATTTCTTTAATGCGAGAACCTACACGTTCTTTGTTCGTCTCTGACATTGTTATCACCCTTATTTTTCGCATATGTTCATAAATTCAGGATTGACGTTCATTTTATGAGCATGGTATGCTTGCAGTATATCATATAGGAACAAATGTTCGCAACATGATACGCAAGTTGTTTATAATGAACAACGTCTATTGTATATAGTTGTTTACAATAGCTCAAGTGCTTTTCCGAGCAAAAGAGAAACATTCCTAGCACTTATATGGTTGTTTAAAGTAACAATTTTATTTTAATGTTGGTATTATAAACGAAATGAAGGAGTGACGGCGATGTTGGCAACAGTAAATCGGACGGCGACGCGAAAACAGGTGGAGCAACAATTATCCTTGGCATGCTTGTACAAACGCGCGGGAGTAGTACGGCGGGAAATGAGAATGACGTCCGCTTATGAACCGAAGTTCCATGGAGCGACGAACCAGGTGGGCAAGCCTGTTGAGGCGGTTGCTGTACATAATGTGGACAAGGAAGCTTACATGAAGTCGGTGCATGACAATGTGATGAAGGCGGTCGCGCACCTTGGTGAAGCGGAAAAAGAAGTCATTGAATGCTGCTATCTGAATCCTTACGCGCACAAGCCGGATTACTTATTATGCCATGAGCGGAACGTCAGCGAGCGCACGTTCCGCCGCATTAAAGCACGGGCCGTAATGGAGCTGGCCTTCATGCTTGGGCTTGAAGTATTTGAGGATTGACGGAAATGTGGAACCAGGCTTTCCGAATACATACTGCAGCTGGGCCAGTTAGTTCGCTGCGTGTCCCTTTGATGGCCGGATGATGGCACGCCGTTGGACGGGGCACCGTGCTAATATGTTAGTGTGAGGTTGTGGGCATATGGCAGGGCAACCTTGCAATAGAAGACCGTTAGCGGCTAAGCTGCTGGACGGTTTTTTTGCGTATGCGAACAGGAGGTGAAGGCTTGCGGAGCTACGATATTCGGCAAGGAGTGATGAGACGGGTGCGGGAACGCTTCCCGGACATCCCTGTGCTGGAGGCGGAGGAGCGGATGGATGAGGCAGCGCCGTGCTTTATCGTCAAGCTCGTGCGGGGCGAACGAGAACGTGTCGGTGAACGCCGTTACTTGGCGCAGGCAGCGGTCGAAGTTCATTATTATCCCGCCGTCCTGGATGCTTCCGTCCATGATGCGGCTGATGCGCTGTACGAAGTGCTGGAGCTTATTGAGGTGGATGGGAGCTTATGCCGGGGAACGAGCTGGAAGCATGAGATCGTGGAGCGAACGCTGCGGTTTCAGGTTCAGTATGAACTCAGGCTGACGCGTTCGCGGGAAGATGCGAGCAAGATGAATTCGATGAAGCAGGAGGGACGCATTCGAGATGCAGAACCGCGAGATGCACGATCGTAAGACGCAGTCCGCTGCCCCGGACACCGCTTATGCGAAGGGACAGTGGCTGGAAGCGAAGGAATGGAGCGCGTGCGAACGGGACATGCTGCACGCGCTCTTGCAAGAGAACGAACAGTACACGAAGGCGCAAGTGAATGCGCTGCTACAACATTTTCTAATTCAGGAGGTAAAGTGATGGCTGGAGGAACATGGATGACTCAGAACAAGGTAAGACCGGGCGTATATGTGCGCTTTCAAGCAGATGCCGCTCCTACAGGAGCGATTGGAGAACGGGGCGTTGTGGCGCTGCCGTTGAAGCTGAGCTGGGGACCGGCAATGCAAGTGTTGGAATTGCATGCGGGGGAGCCGGTATTCGAACAGATCGGCTACGAGCTAACGGACAAGCCGGCGCTGCTTGTGCGTGAAGCGTTCAAGCGGGCGAAGACGGTGCTGTTGTACCGTTTGAATGAAGGGGCCAAGGCGGCAGCCGCTCATAAAGAGCTGAAGGTGAAGGCTCGTTACGGCGGCGCGCGCGGCAACGATATTCAGCTTGTGGTGCAGCCGAACGTGAACGACGATACGAAGGTGGACGTCATTACGAAAGTTGGCGGACGTACGGTGGACAGCCAGACTGTCACGCAAGCCGAACAATTGACGGCGAGTGCTTGGGTGGAATTCGAAGGCGCGGGAGCGATTGAGGCGATTGCGGGACTTCCGCTCACCGGAGGCGATGATGGCAGCGTGACGAATGCGGAGCATATGTCCTTCCTCGACGCGATTGCCGTCCATGATTTCCATACGGTCGCGCTAACTTCATCAGACGCGGCGTTATGTTCCGTATATGCGGCATTTGTGAAGCGAATGCGCGAAGACGAGGGCAAGAAGGTGCAGGCGGTTATGGCTCAGTATCCGACGGCAGACACCGAAGGTGTCATTAGCGTCAAAAATGGAGTCAAGCTCGCGGACGGCACCGTCCTGAACGCGGCGCAGGCAACCGCATGGGTCGCAGCGGCGACGGCAGCGGCGGCAATGAACGAGTCGCTGACGTATAGCGCATACGAGGATGCGGTTGATGCCGATATCCGCATGACGAACAGCCAAGTGGAAGATGCGCTGCGCAAGGGCGAGTTCGTGTTTGTTCATCAGCTCGGACGCGCGGTAGTGGAACAGGATATCAACAGCTTGACTTCTTATTCGCCGGATAAAGGGCAGCCGTTCTCCAAAAACCGTGTCATTCGCGTCTTGGACGGCATTGCAAACGATTTGAAGCGTATTTTCGAAACGACATATGTTGGAAAAACGAACAACAACGAAGAAGGACGCCAATTGTTCCGCGCGGAGTGCATTGCTTATTTGGATCAACTGCAGCGTTTGAATGCCATTCAGCCTTTTGACGCGCAGACGGACGTGCTGGTTGTGCAAGGCGAAGCTTCGGACAGCATCGCCATTCAATTGACGGTGCAGCCAGTGGACGCAGTAGAGAAAATTTATATGAAAGTGAAGGTGAAGTAAGATGGGTTTCTTACAAGCAAAGGATACGATTTCCGGCCGCGAGGGCAGCGCATTCGCGCAAATCAACGGCAAAAACGAAGAAATGTTCTATATCAAGACGCTGGAAGCAAAGATCGAGAAGCAGAAGGCGGAGATTAAGACGCTGGGCAGCCGTGCTACGCAGCACAAGACAGCAGGCTGGTCAGGAACAGGCAGCATGACCATCTATTATATGACACCGCTGTTCCGCCAGATGATGCTGGAATATATTAAGAGTGGCAAAGACACGAACTTCACGATTCAGGTGACGAATGAGGATCCAACCTCTTCTATCGGAGCACAGACGGTTACGTTGAAAAATGTAAATCTGAACAGCGTCGTCATGGCGAAGCTCGATACGGAGAGTGACGTGCTGGAGGAAGAAGTGGAATTTACATTTGACGATGTCGACATTTTAAATAACTTTTCTAATCCTTCCATGTAATTAAAAATAACAAAAGATGAGGAGAGCGAAACATGAGCACATTAAGCTATTTCTTTGCCCAACACGCCGAAGCGAACACGGAAATGCCGTTTGTCGTATCGAGCCGGTTCAAAAATGAAGAGGGAGAGCCGGTTCCTTGGACGCTGCGCAGCATGAGCGAAGTGGAGAATGAGCAATGCCGCAAGGCCGCAACGAAGCAGGTCAAGGGCAAAGGCGGTGTGGTTACGCCAGAAATTGACTTCAACGAGTATACAGCAAAGTTGATTGTGGCGAGCGTCGTCTATCCTGACTTGAAGAATTCGGAGCTGCAGCAGTCGTATGGCGTTATGGGCGCGGAAGCGCTCTTGCGCAAAATGCTGCTGCCCGGAGAATACACGGCGCTGCTGCAGCAGGTGCAGACGCTGAACGGCTTCAACCAGGACATGAACGACCTCGCCAATGAAGTAAAAAACTAATCCGGGAGGGCGACGGCGAGGCGAACTATGCCTACTACGCCCTCCATAAGCTTCGCATCTTGCCGCATGAGCTGCTGGCGCTCCCGGCGCGCGAACGCGCCGCCGTCTACGCGATGATTGACATCCGCGTGGAAGAGGAGCGCAAGGCGCAGCGCAGCATGCGCAAGAAGCGGTAAGAACACGATGGACGAACCGCAGGAGACAGAGCGGCGGTTCCACAATTAGCGCGTACAAGAGCAGCTATCGAATGAGGCTTTCAGGTGCAAATGGGGAACCGCTCTCTTCATCTTTGCGGACAGAAGGAGGGAAGTGAACATGAATGCACAAGCAACGTTGGCGTTTACGGCTCCGGTCCTGTCTATGCAATCGTTTACGGCCGCTTTTGGCCGAGCAGATACGAGAATGAGGAAAGAACTGGAACAAACGATGGAACTTGCAAAGAATACGTGGCGAAAAACGGTTGATGCCATGAATCAATTGGCGGTTTCTGTATACCTCCGAACGTTGAAAGCCGAAGCGCCTTTACGCCAGCCTTCGCCTGCTGATAATGACAATGGCAAGGGCATTTCGCATGGTGGGAAAATTCACGCAAAAATGCGGGACAACATTGCTGAAATATTTAAAGGTCTCCGAGAGAGCATTAGTAAAAGTTACAGCGAATTGGGCACAAAAATGCTGGGCATATGGAAAACGATGGGTGTCAATGCCGTGAAGGGAGCCGCCGAATCAGAAGATATGCGAGCGCGCTTCAATGCCCGATATGGAACTGCTCAGCAAGGCTCGCCAGTCTTCGAAGCGCTGCGGGGACAGGCCCTGATGAATGGCAAGGATGTAGCGAAATCATTGCAATCTGGTCTTGCATTAACCTCGGTATCGAAAAATACGAGTGATGTGCTCCGCATGAATGAAATGGTGCAGCGTTTATCAGCCTTTCAACCACAAGGCGGTGACCCGACAGCGACAGCAGGCTTGATGAAGGATGCTTATTACGGTAAGAGTGAAGGCTTGCTGCAGAAGCTCCAAATGCCGGCAAGCGCCGCAGAACAAAAAAAATTGGAGTCATTCTCCAAAAGCGGCGATTTGAATGGCTTTCTGCAAACTTTCGATGCGTTAATGACGAAGGCGAACATGAGCAAAGCGTCGCTGGAGTTGTTGATGGACAGCCCGATTCAAAAATGGGAAGCGGCGGTAAACCGGTTCAATGGCTTGTTGGCGGCGGCCGGCGAGACTGCGATACAAGTGTTCGCTCCGGTGCTGGACATCATCAATCTGGCATTTCAAGAAGGAAAGTTCGACCCATTTTTTGCAGGCATACAAGCGGGGTTGACCATGCTGGCGGGTGCAACGGCTACCGTTGTGGACTTTCTCGTCGAGAATTGGAATCTTGTTCAGAACACACTGATTGTCCTTGGCGCCATTGCTGCAGCAATGGCGGTAGCGTGGCTTGTCCAATGGGTGATAGCCGCTTGGCCGTTATTTGCCATCATTGGCGCGCTCGTCCTTATCATGAGTGTACTGAATGAATTTGGAATATCAACGGGAACCGTTGTCGGCGCCGTCGTTGGAATCTTTGCTGTACTTTTTGCGTTTATCAGCAATTCTGTTGCCCATGCGTGGAATTTGCTGATTTCCTTTGCTGAATTCTTTGGTAATTTATTAATCGATCCAGCTTATGCATGCGAAAAACTAATTTATGATCTAGTTAAAACGGTATCCGATTATATAGGAAATCTAATTAACTCGTTCGCGGATGCCTTTAATTGGATTATTGAGAAGGTCAATGATTTAACAGGCTCTAAATTTGAATTGATTGGTAAATGGAGTTCCGATCAAATTTTGCTTGAGAAACCTGAGAGTGATAAAGATGTATTGGATTTATCGAAGTACCGTATGGATCAAACCAATCTGACGGATGCTTTCCTCAGCGGGCAAAAGCTTGTTCAAGACAATCTCGACTTCACTAAGAAATTGATTCCGGACACGTCGGGGCTTGCGCCTGGAGGTAAAGTGGACCCGTGGAATGGTGGAGCTGCGGAAATTTCGAAAGTAGGCGAGGTTGGAAAAGTAGGGGCTATCGGCGGCGAGGTAGACATCTCGGATGAGAATCTGATGATGATGCGCGACTTGGCGGAAATGGACAGCATTCAGAATTTCGTAACGCTGACGCCGACGGTGCAGGTCAGCACGGGCGACATTCATCAAGGCTTCGATATGGATACGCTCATTAACCGCATCGAGCAGAAGCTGGAGGAAGAATTTGTGATGACGGCGGAAGGAGTGTACGGATGAGCGGCTACCATATGTACTTGAGCTTCAACAATCAGGAGCAGGTGATCGAATTGCCGGTCAACCCGGCGCAGCTTGATATCAGCGAAGCGGGGAATCTGCAGTCGTTCGATATCATTGGCCTCGGAGAAGTGAATGCCATCGAGACGCCGAAGCCGGCGGCGATTCAGTTCAGCAGTATTTTTCCTATAAGCCCCGCACCTTACGTGCATGTCCCGCCGGACAAGCTGCTTCCTCCGAGCGACTATGTTATCCAGATCCGCAGTTGGATGGAGAGCAAGCGGCCAATCCGCTTCGTATTGACGACCCCGACTTATCAGATGAATCTGGCGATGGCGATTGAGAAGTTCACCTGGCGAGAGGCAGCAGGCAGTGTAGGCGATCTAGAGTATAATCTGTCGCTGAAGCAATACAAGTTCTATTCTGCGCAGAAGGTGAAGGTTGTAGGTAATGGCAAAGCGCAAGTCAAGGTGCAAAAAGCGCCTCAAGCACGGGCCGATGAAAGGCAAGGACCTACCGAATACACCGTGCAGGCGGGCGACAAGCTGTGGAGCATAGCCAAAAGTCTCTGTAACGATGAGAGCAAGCTTATTGAAATTCAAAGGCTGAACGGGATACAGAACGATGAAATGATGAACGAGCTGGAGCCGGGACGCGTTTTGCGCATTCCCAAAAAGTAAAGGGTATCTACGGGTACTTTAGGAGGTGACGTACTGGATGGAGGTGCATATCGATAACCGCAACGGCACCCTGTGGGATATGTCTCAGCTGATTACCGATATGTCGTGGTCGACGTCTCGCTCAGGCAAGCCGGCGAGCATGTCGATTTCGTATATCAAGGGAGCGCTGTTTCAGGATAGTTCATTTACCATTAACAATGGCGACATCGTGCGCGTGTGGGCGGATGGGGCGGCTATCTTTTACGGGTATGTATTCAGCGTGGAAACGGACGAGAGCGATAAAGTAAAACTGACCGCATTTGACCAAATCCGCTATTTGCTGACGAACGATACGTACGTGCTTGAGAACGTGACCGCGACGGAGGTGATTCAGCGAATCGCCAAAGCTTGTCAACTCGAGGTTGGTGAACTTGCCGACACGAAGCATAAAATCCCGAGCCTGCTGCAGGACAATAAGAAGCTGCTGGATATCATTCTCCGCTCGCTTGACATGACGCTGATCGCGACGAAGAACATATTTGTGCTGTATGACGATTTCGGGAAGCTGACACTGCGCGACGCCAAAAGCTGGACGACGGACCGCATCGTGGGCGAGGGCAGCCAGATGACAGGCATATCCTATAAGGCAAGCATCGATGACGAAACGTATAACCGCGTAAAGCTGTTCCGGGATAACGAAGCTACAGGCAAGCGCGAGGTATATATTATGCAGGACAGCAAAAATATCGCGAAATGGGGCCAACTGCAGCTGTATAAAAAAATCGACGAAAATCTAAACAAAGCTCAAATGCAGGAGCGTTTGGAAGCGTTGATGAAGCTGTACAACCGTGAGAAAAAAACGATGAAAGTAAACGCTGTAGGGGATGTGCACATTCGGGCTGGAATGTACATCCCTATTTTTGCGCCGGAACAAGACATGGAACAGTACATGCTGATTGACGAGTGCTCCCAGGAATGGAGCGGGTCAGGGCATAAGATGTCATTAACGTTGAAGGTGATATAGAACATGAAAATGATGCTGGACATTATTAAAAAAGCAGGAGCGGGCGCTGTGGAGGCTGCGAGTCCGGTCGCGCTGCTGTATGGCGAGGTGCTGAGCATATCCCCGCTGCAGGTGCAGATTGATCAGCGGTTTACGCTGCCAGCGTCTGCTCTGGTCATAACGGAACAGCTGAAGGAATATAAGGTGCGCGTTGGCACGGAGGAGATTGCAGTCCGTCAAGGACTGCGCGCCGGCGACCGTCTGCTGCTGGCACGCATGCAGGGCGGACAGAGCTATGTCGCGCTCGATAGGGTGGTGAAAGCATGATTCCGAAGTACAGAACAGGGGTTGCACCGACTTCAACGGTGCTGGATTATGCAGAGCAGCCGACCCGAACCTATCGTCTGGATATAGAAGCAGGGCGTATCACCGGCATGACGGACGGGCTGGAAGCGATGAGGCAGGCGGTATTGAAGATACTGCTGACGGAGCGGTTTGCGCATCTCATTTACAGCCCTGATTACGGTTCGGAACTGCGGGCGCATATTGGGTACAGTCTTGGCTTCGTGCAATCCGAATTGCAGCGCACCATTACCGAAGCGCTGATGCAGGATGACCGTGTATTGAGGGTGAACGAGTTCGCCTTTGAGCAAAAGGGGGATTCGCTGCACGTGCGGTTTACGGTTGAGACGAATTTAGGCAAGCTGCAAATGTCGAAGGAGGTGAAGATGAATGGCTGATTTGGATCAAGGAGCATGGGCGGTGCCCCGTCTTGAGGACATTATGGAGCGCATGCTGGAACGCGTTCCGGGCGATGTAGACAAGCGGGAAGGCAGCATTATTTACGATGCGCTTGCTCCTATTGCCGTTGAACTTGCACAGGCTTATACGGAGCTGCATGTGCAGAATGAGCTTTCTTATGCAGATACGTCGAGCGGTGAATACTTGGAGCGGCGGACGGCTGAATACGGGGTGAAACGGAAGCAAGCGACTGCGGCACGGCGGAAAGGGCTGTTTTATGATGCCGCGGGCGAACCGTTTGATGTCCCTTTGCGTTCCCGCTTTTCTACGGCAGCCCTGAATTATGCAGTCATCGAGAGGTTGACGGCGGGGGTGTTCGCCCTCGAAAGTGAAGCGAAAGGCTCGAAAGGGAACGAATATTACGGATCACTGATGCCGGTGGATTACGTTGATGGGCTGGCAAGGGCCGAGCTTGCGGATGTAATCGCACCAGGAGAAGACGAGGAATCGGATGAATCACTCCGGCGTCGTTTCTTCGAGGCTGTGAATGAGCAGCCATTTGGGGGGAATGTGGCCGATTATAAGAAAAAGGTAACCTCCATTACCGGCGTCGGCGGCGTGAAAATATTTCCGGTATGGAAAGGCGGAGGCACTGTAAAGTGCACCATCATTTCGGGCAGCTTTGACTCCCCGTCCGCTGAGTTGGTGAAGGAGGTTCAGACTCTGATCGATCCGGAAGCGAACCAAGGCAAAGGACTGGGATTCGCCCCTATCGGTCATGCAGTTACGATTAAAAGCGCTGCCTCTGTCGGCATCAATGTGTCGACGACGCTTACTCTCGATGCTGGAGTTGCCGTTCCGCAAGTGAAGTCCGACGTGGAGAAGGTTATTGCCGATTATTTGCTGACGCTGCGGACGGCATGGAAAGAGGAGGAGAGAACAGTTGTACGCGTCAGCCAACTGGAAGCGCGAATTTTGACCATTAAAGGGATTGCGGACATTGCCGACACCAAGCTGAATGGTGCGGCTTCCAATGTTGAGTTGAATGCCGAGGAGATCCCGGTGATGGGGACGGTGACCTTGAATGGCTGATAAATTAATCGGACTGCTGCCTGACCTTTACCATGACATTAAAGAAATGATTCTGTTGATGGAAGCGCAGGATGAAGAGAAAGAGGAGCTATTGGCTGCAATCCAGAGGCTGTTCGACGATCAGTTCGTCATGACGGCGAGCGAGGAGGCGATAGCGCGGCGGGAACGGATGTTGAGCATCCTGCCAGATCGTGATGCGGAGACGCTGGATTTCCGGCGCAGACGCATCATTAACCGCTATACGACCAAGCCCCCGTTTACCGTGCGGTACTTGCAGGAGAAGCTTGATTTTTTGCTGGGCAAAGATAAGGCGCGTGCCGTCGTGGATACAGAAGCCTTCCTGCTGCGGATTGTAGCTAATATTACGGATGCCGCCGTATTTAAAGAGGTGGGACACACCGTGCGGACGGTCAAGCCCGCGAACCTTGTCTATCAGCAGGAGACAGCGCTCCTATCGGGTGTCGGTGTACAAGAGAACATATTCCGCTCGGACCTGAAACGGACGACACGGCTTTCGACGACGTGGAAGCTGGGGCGATCGCCGTTCGCCGAGCGTGGACCGGAGGTGCAGATGAAATGATTGAACCGTCGCTTTTGAATGAGCTGGCAAACCATGTGAACACACGCATCGCCAAGGTTGTGCTCAATAAAACCTACGAAATTACGGAGTTCACGGTAAAAAAGGTATCCGAGAGCATCGTAAGTCTGGAATACATGATACCCATCGGTTCGGTTGACAGCGTATCGCTGATCGAGCTGCGGGCTGCCGATGGCGCGGTGCTGACATCGAACGCCGTCTACATCCCGCTCACGACCGATACCATCATCAAGCAGCCGATTACAGTGAAGGAGGTGGCATAATGCCATACGAGGCAAAGACGGATTGGAAGTACGACGATACGGTGACGGAAAAGGATTTGAACCGCATCGAGCAGGGGCTGAAGGATGCGCATGTGGCGGAGCACGAAGCATTAACGCTATCCCCCGGCGTGCAATTGGTTGAGGTGGAGAATGATACGCCGTTTAATTTTGGCGAAGTCAAGGGGCGGACGTTAATTGACTTAACGGCTGGGCTTGGAAATATAAAAGACAGTAACGGCGATGGTATTGCAGATGGTTGGGTTAAGTCGGTGAATGTAACTGGTACGCCTACTGTAGAAAGTAAATTTGGTATGATTTGGCAAGTTATACCATCGGTGCAGACGGATACAGCTATACAAAGATACATGGGGTTCCGCTTAAAACGCGCACTCCCAAAAGACAAAAAACATGTTTTGTTTGTGGATTACTTTGCCGAAGGTGATATCACGGCGCAAGTTTATTTTGCATATGCTCAAAGTGGTAAAACGAAGCTCCTTGGAACTGTAGCTAATAGTACAAGGAAAACACTATACTCACCTATTGATGTTACAGAAGATGTTGCGAGTATATACTTCTACAATGCATCTCCTGTTGGAACAATTAATAAAGCATATGTTTCTACTGCGTTTGTCGTGGAAGTGCCGGAAGACATCTACACAAAAATATTAAACGGTGACCCCGAATGGTCAGGAGAAAAACTAGCAGCCAAATATCCATATGTAGACGGCATGACCAACGTTCGCAACCCCTATACGATAGTAAGAGGGGGGAATCAGCTGCCACCGTTTACGGAATGGGAAGCACGCTCGGAATCGACACAGGAATTTATATCTCCATATGAAGTTCAGCACACCATGCAGCGCGCGGGTCGGTATCTTGGGACGGCCGTCAAAGTAGTTCCCGGACAAAAATACTCGCTGAGCGTGTCGGAAATAACCGATTATGCACGTATACGGATCTGTGTGAACGACGGCCCTAGTTATGACAACGGCACTTACATCGCCGACTTGCATAGCAAAATAAAAAATCAAAGCATAACGATCCCAAACAACGTATCCGAAATTGCTCTCGTTCTGACTAATATGCCGAATATCCCATCATACCCGCTTGTATGCACTTGTGCGGATATAACGATGAATGCGGGGGGGGTAACCGCGCCATTCGCTCCACAACAGCGATCCATGTGGGCAGCAGAATGCGATCTAGCCGCTAATCCGGTAGATGGTAGCAATCCAGACGTGCTGTTTCAGGGTGTCGATGGGCTGCCGTATGTGTCGAAGTCGTGGGGCAAGGTGACGCTGGATGGTTCGTTGCCGTGGGGGATACCCGAGGTACAGAATAGCGGTTTTAAAATACTTTTTGCGAGAGATGCTGCTCCTAATAATGCTTCTCCGGGTGATTGGGACGATGAAGGAAAGATATTCGCGATAAAGTATGATGGTAAACCGATGTTGGGAGATGATAGCGGCATTGGATTGTGGCAGAAAAGCGACCTTGTTCGCCTATTCACGTCTAGCGTGTATGTTTCTGTATCCAACACAGACAGCGGATGGGGAGACGCATACACGCCGTCAGCCGACGAAATTAAGGCGTATTTCATGGGCTGGAAAATGTATGACAATATAAACCCGAGCAACCCACATACACCGGGTGCGGGAAAAGCGTGGGTAAAACTGACGTGTCGAAATGCTGATGGTACATGGACAACAAAAACACCTGACGCACGGACAACAGTGCCGACGGAGCCAGCAGGATCCGATACCAATGGGAGAGTATACACGCCATACCGCCTCCAATACCTAAAGGCTCAAGCCACTGCTGAACCCGTGCGGAATTACGAGTTAGGCGCGAGACTGTGCAAGGGAGCGAACATGGTCGAGGTCGGCAGCGGTATTGTGTTGCGAGAGAAGGCGAATCCAATTTACGGAGGCTCAGGCTTTTATTACGTCAACACGTTATCCATCATCAATAATCCGTTTAAACACAAGATAAAGAGCATTCGCATGATTTACGCGAACCAAAACGAGGCTAAGAGCAAATGGATAATTGACGGTGTTGACGCGTATGGAAATGAGCGCGCAAAGTGTCTTCCTGAAAACTTTGACCCCACCGCAGTCTACCACGTCACATACACAATGCTAGACCCAACGCTTGTGGCTCCTATCTCGGGTACCATAGCGGCGAACCTACGCGGTACTGTATCGGACTTGGTGCAGCATACGGGGGACATGGAACGGCGGTTGAGCGTGGTGGAGACGCAGAAGGCGGAGAAGGATGTATCCGCACCAGAATGGATTGACGGAACTCCGCTAAACGGTTGGCGTCCACATGAAGATCAGGCGTATCGGTCGTTGTCATATCGAAAAATGGGGAACAGATTGGAGATTATGTGGAGTCTCAAACCTGGGACATGGGAGCAAACTGTAATTAGACTTTCGCCCGAATATTGTGTTAAACGGGTAGTAGAGAGACCTGTCATTGGATGGACGTCTAGCGGTTCGGTCGTGGTGACAGCAACTTATACTCCCAAGGGGGAATTGAGTTTTTACGCAACACTAGGAACGACGAAGGCGGACATAGGTACAGTTCGCGGATATCTATATTTGCCGCTTGATTGAGAAAGGGTGTTGAGAGATGAAAGATGCAATTATAACTGATTTACAAGGCCGATATCTCAAGTCGACGCCCATCGCGGACTCCGTGACGGGCGTTTTTGATCGGCGGGAACCTGTCCAGCGAGGCGAGGAAGAGCCGCTAGAGACGGAGCAGCCGACTGAACCGGAAACAGTCCTTGTTGGTTACACCGTGGCAGTGCCGCTACCTGACGGCCTGTATGAGCCTACATTTGACGTTGAAGGACACACACAAGCTATGTCTGATTACGATGCCGCATATGCCGAATATCTCGCGGTCTTGGCCGTGTACGACCCGGAAGGAGAGGACTCGCAACCGCAGCCGCCGCTGCTAGTAGATGGCCACTCTTTTTGGCGAAATGGTCTTACGCAAGAAGAGATCGAAGCCTTGCAGCCTAAGCCATTGCCATCCGAGCTTGACTTGATTCGGGTGGAAAATGCCAAGCTCCTGCTTCATGTGGCCGAGCTTGAAGCGAAGAGCGAACAACATTCTGAACTAACAACTGCGCTGCATGCTCAGAATGCCGAACTGGATACGAAGAACGAGCAGCTTTCGCAAGACCATGCAACATTACTATTTCAACTAGCCGAAAAAGGAGTGATATAACATGGATTGGTTCGTAACGATCAAACGCTACTATGACATGGGGATTTACAAGAAGGATCCAAAAGATCCGCTGTATGTCGGCAAGTTCTGTGAATTCGGCAAAATCGCGCTTGAACAATACCAGGCCATTACTGGCGTAGAGTATCCCTCGAAATAA